GGTTCATTAGATGATGGCACTGCATTAGTAGCATGGAAATTACGCATGGCTGCAACTGGATTAACATTGCGGTCTGACTTATTGTTAGCAGCAGCAGCATCTCGTGAAGATAAGTTAGAGATGGATAAGTTAGTTGAAGATGCAATGGAAGCAGCAGGTGCTACCAAGCAGGCTACTATTGGAACAGCAATCCATTCTCTTACAGAGAAGTTAGACAGAGGTCAAGACCTCGGTCCTATTCCAGAAGATTATGTTGCAGACATACAAGCGTATGCTGATGCAACTAAAAACTTTACCAACATTCATATCGAACAGTTTTGTGTGCTAGATAAGTATAAGATTGCTGGCACACCAGACCGCATTGTCGAATACAAAGGCGAGAAGTTTATCTCTGACCTTAAGACAGGCAGTATTAGTTACCCAAATAAAATCGCTATGCAGTTAGCAGTATATGCACACGGCTTGCCGTATGACCCTGCTACGGCAACCCGTGGTTCGTGGGGTGACATCAACACAGAGAAAGGAATCATCGTGCATCTACCAGCAGGTAGTGGACAATGTACTCTTCACTTTGTAGACTTAGTTCATGGCTGGAAAGGTATTGAACTTGCCATGAAAGTAAGAAAGCACCGCGAAAAGAAAAACATATCAACACCAATACAAGGAGAATAATGTCTCATTCAGAAGCACCTATCAGCATTACAGTTAAATCAGCAGCAGGTTCTCTAGTCACAGTTCGTGCTGCAAATGCAGAAGAACTTGACCAGACTATTGCAATGACACTTGCATCTCTTGCATCTGCTACAGAAGAACTCGAAAAAGCAGTGCGTGGCACTGGTTTCAGCGCACCATCAGCAATTCCTATGTCACCAGCAATTGGCTATGCAGCCAATGCGCTAGGTGGAACTGTCATTGCTGAATCATTCACACCAGCAGCAGCACCAGCAGGTGCAGGACAACGCATGTGTCCTCATGGTTCAATGACTCGCATTCATGGTATGACAGGTAAGTTCGGTCCTTACAAAGGACACTTCTGTCCTGCTAAGCAAGGCGACCCAAGCAAGTGTGCAACACAGTACGTGAAGGCAGGCTCACCAGAGTTTGCTTCATTCGTAGCCGACCAAACAAAGGCATAAATGAAAACACTACGCCGTAGCGTAGGCAAGGTAGAGGTAGGCGGGGAACCATTACCGCCACCTTTCCAAGCCTTCGCAAGAGAAGGAATGATATTACGGCGTGCAGAAGTAACAGTAATTGCAGGCACCCCTGGTGCAGGCAAGTCAAGTATTGCATTGCATATTGCAGCAAGATTAAAACAACCTACTTTATATTTCTCTGCAGATACCAATGCACATACTATGGCTATGAGATTGCTAGCACTCCGCGCACGCATTCCACAACAGCAAGCAGAACTAATGTTAAAGACACAGCCAGATACAGCCGAGGCTATCTTGCGTGAGTATGGAAATATGTATTGGTCATTCGAACCAAGCCCTACTCTTCGTGATTTAGATGAAGAAGTATCTGCATTCGAAACTATCTGGGGCAGAAGTCCTACCCTTATAGTTGTAGATAACCTTATGGATATTGCTATTGATGGACATGAAGAATTTGCAGGCATGCGACAAGTTATGAAAGAACTTAAGTACCTCGCAAGAGATACCAACGCAGCCGTATTAGTGTTACACCATACGCAGGAAGGTGCACCTGGTTATCCGTGTCAGCCACGCTCAGCGTTGCAAGGCAAGGTCGCGCAGATTCCTGCTATGGTGCTAACTGTAGGTCAGATGATGCAAGGACAAGACGCATACCTATGCGTAGCCCCTGTAAAAAATCGCTATGGCAAAGCAGATGCAACAGGTAATACTTACATTTCATTATCATTTGAGCCTGGCTCAATGTATCTTGAAGATGTAGTCCGTGACTATAGACAGCCAGAGATGACGGTATGAAAGTAACAGAAGAAAGAGCAATAAGAGAACTCATCTGTAGTATATGTGATGATTGTTTAAAGTCATTAACAAAATGTCAATGCGAAAAACATTATGAGTAATGCAGCCAAGGCTAAAGGTTCGGGAGCAGAAAGAGATGTCGTTGCATATCTCAAAGAGAACGGCTTTCAGTATGCTGATAGACGACTGGCTGGCGCTACGTTAGATAAGGGTGACATCTCAGGTATACCTGGAGTTACGATTGAAATCAAGAATCATGCCAAGATGAACTTGGCTGGATGGACAGAGGAATTGCTCATAGAAATGAGCAATGACGGGGCGTGGACAGGCGTGGTGTGGCACAAACGGAAAGGGAAGCGGAGCCCTAAAGATTGGTACTGCACCATGCCTGGACATGTGTGGTTAGACCTACTAAAGAGAGCCTTAAACAATGGAGAAACCAAGCATTGAGGAATACCTGCGCTACATAGGCGCAGATACACCAGCAGTTAATGCTGGTTGGCGTAAGATGAAGTGCTGCTTCCATCTTGATAGTCACGCATCAGCAGCAGTAAACTACGATAAGAACGCCTTTGTCTGCCACGGTTGTGGTGTCAAAGGCGATGTCTATTCTTTAATCATGTACAAAGAGGGAGTCAATTTCCGTGAGGCTAAACAATTCGCAGAGACAGTTCTTGCTACAAGCAACACAGAGATACGCAGCAGCGATAGAAAGCGCGAGCGAGTATCTATCAAACCGTCATCTCTCGGTAGACGAGGCAAAGGTCTTTCACTTGGGAGTGGTAGAAGACCCGCTTCCAGGGCATGAACCTTATAGAGGTAGACTTGCTATCCCATACATCACGCCATCAGGCGTAGTGGATATTAGATTCCGTGACCTAACAGGTACACACGATGCTAAATATATGGGATTAGTTGGTGCTGAAACTACTATGTTTAATACGCAAGCAGTCTTTGCTGCCGACAGTTACATATGTGTAACTGAAGGTGAGTTTGACTGCATCATGATGAGTGTCAAGACTCAACACCCAACAGTTGGTATTCCAGGTGCAAACAACTGGAAGAAACACTATGCCAAAATCTTAGATGACTTTGAAACAGTCATTGTTCTAGCCGACGGCGATGCCCCAGGTTTAGAGTTTGGCAAGAAGATTAGCCGTGAACTTGGTAATGTGAATATCATCAGCATGCCAGACGGAGAAGATGTAAACTCTATGATGATAAAGAAAGGGAGCGACTGGATTAATGAACGAATCAGAGAATGCATTGCCAATGGATGATAGTTTCTGGGAGCATACAGACCATTTAGATTTTGATATGGTTATACAATTGTCAGAGAAGAAGCATCTTAATATTCTTCATGCGTTGCATGATGTGTACCTAGCAATAAATGAAAACCCAGATGAAGCCAAGTTCCTTGTCACTGGTATCGCAGCACTTATGCTATCGTCTAAGTATGGCAAAACAGATGATGTTTATAATGAGATAGTAGTACAGATAGCCAAGAAGGATATGGACATAGAACTAAGGGAGTTGCTTAATGAAGGACAGTAGACATGCAGATGGTATTACAAAAGAACTACTAGGAATCCTGCTTAAAAAACACGAAGACTACGGTCCAATGAATATTGCAGGCGCACCTGGCGGTCCTATGAACGGATTGCGCGTCCGTATGTATGACAAACTGGCTAGACTAAACAACCTAGTAGATAGTGGCGACACGCCGAACTATGAATCCATTGAAGATACCCTGATTGACCTAGCAAACTATGCCATAATTGGTTTACTTGTTCAGCGCAATCAGTGGGCTGGCATTCCAAATGGAGACATATATGAAAAGAGTCGTAGTCCTCAGTGACTTGCAGATTCCATATCAAGATGACAAAGCGGTAAATGCAACCATAGATTTTATTGCTGACTACAAGCCAGACGAACTCTGGTGTGTAGGTGATGAACTAGATGCACCTGAACCTAGCCGTTGGAATAAAGGTATGGCTGGTGAATATGCAGGTACACTACAACAAGGCATTGACACAACAAAAGAAATCATTAGTGATTACAAAAAGGCTTTAGGAAAGAAACCATTTTATATTCAGCGGTCTAACCATACGGACCGCATTGACACTTACATTCGTAAGTATGCCCCAGCGTTCAGCAGTCTCAAGTCACTAGAGATTGAAGAACTACTGGGGTATAATTCTTTAGGCGTAACTTATTTGCATAAGATGCATGAGTTGCTACCTGGCTGGGTAATGGCACACGGTGATGAAGGCAAGTTGTCACAGACACCTGGAAGTACAGCGCTGTCGCTAGCCAAGCGTTTAGGTAAGTCAGTAGTCTGTGGACACACGCATCGCGTGGGATTACAACATGAAACAGTTGGCTTTTACGGCAAAACATCTACCCTATTCGGTCTAGAAGTCGGGCATATGATGGACATCAAGCAGGCGGATTACCTATCGGCAGGTACTGCCAACTGGCAGCAGGGCATTGGCATCCTAGTAGAAGACAATAAGAAAGTCGTACCATATGCTGTACCAATTATTGGTGGCGAGGTACGTCTACCCTAATGAATTACATTGAAGAGTACAACGATTTGGTGCAGACATTATCATCCGAGTATACTCGCAAGTACAACATGCTTGAGCGTGATGATATAGCACAAGAATTATGGGTGTGGTTTGTTGGACATCCACGTAAGTATAAAGAATGGTCCGAGTTAGAGTCTAAAGATAAGGATAAATTAATTGCTAAATCCCTACGTAATGCGGCTCTTAAATATTGCGAAAGAGAGAAAGCAAAGAAGTCAGGATACGATTCATCAGACCTATATTACTATGATGTATCTGTTGTTGAAGCGTTCTTACCATCAATCATTGCTGGGACATATTCAATCCCCATTAGTATTCAAGACCTCAACGCTAAGTTCGGAAGCGGTAACGTATCGGATGGCAACAACTGGCTCTCTTTACGCAGCGATATTTCTAAAGCATTTGAAAAACTATCCGACGCAAAGCAAAACATATTAAGACTACGGTTCAGCATTGACTCGCCTGACTGGTCACTACTAGCCAAGGATATGGAAAGCACACCAGATGGTGCGCGTATGAAAGTACAGCGTGCTATAAATTCATTAGTTAAAAACCTAGGCGGATGGAGACCATATAATGAACCAGACACTGTTGAATCAGAGTCACAAAGCAAGAGCGGAAACGAGCATGATAGTGAACTATCTGGAATGGTTGACCATTCATGAGTACGAAGCAGACGAATGACTTAAGAGGTACACCTACATTTGCTTGCATATGTGGTTGCCTTATGTTCGAGATAACTGTAATGTGGGACCAAGAGTCAAGGGAAGTATCATGGTATGACCTTGCTCAGAAGTGCAAGGAGTGCGGTACTATCACAACCGCACCAACACCAATGGACTGGAGAGACTGCGAGTAATGCCACTATATGATTTTAAATGTAACACTTGTAGTGAGGTTATAGAAACAAATGAAAACATTCCACCGATTTGTTCTACTTGCAGTAACACTATGCAGCGCATATGGTCTGCTCCAGGGATTAAGTTTAATGCACCAGGCTTCTACTCAACAGGAGGATAATGAACCTATCGGATGATTTGATTTGGGTAGACCAAGCAAACTGCAAAGGTCTAGATACAAATGATTTCTTTGTCGAAGATGGTAGCAAGAGATATGATAACGAACCAATACTTACTCGCATATGTGGTTCATGTGTAGTTAAAACAGAGTGTCTTAACTATTCATTACATAACAACGTGACAGGTTTCTGGGGTGGTACAACAGAAAAAACTAGACGTGCATTACGTCAGAAGTACGGCATCATTGCAAAAGGTTTAGCCTTTGAGGGGCTATACAAATAAAAAAAGACCCCCGCCTGGTAGGTTAAATTACCAGAGCGGGGGCTTTAATTTATTAGTGTTACTTAGTGCGTCCAAATTCAGGCGCTGACTTATCAAGTGCCTTCATAACTGGACCTACAAGACCTGCAACAAACGCAGTAGCCAAGACCTTTGGGTCATGCTGACCCGCAGTGTATAGAGCAACTACTGATGCAGCAGCAGCACGTAGGTATGACAATCCGATTTGCTTTGCTTTTTCTTTGTTGAACATTTGTTCTCCTTATGATTTGAATACAGGCTTGCCAAAGCCTACGATATAAACTGGCAGTGACTTCTTTAGTGCTGGTCCATTCTTGACCTTATATGCACGCTTCTTT